ATATGGCGTCAGTAATCTAAACCGCTTGAACTCAGGCGACACCGCAGCACTGAACGCAACCTCAGATCCAGAGGTGAAAAGGCTTCTCGCTGAATTGATTGTTGCCGTCAGAGAGAATGACACAGAGGTGAATGTTTATACGGACATGGCAGGCCAGACAAAAGCAGGTATTGAAGAATTCCGAAGTGAGCTGCGAGAGAGAACACGAAGACAAGGCGACCAATATGTTCCGGCAAGGTACATCTAATGAGTCAGTTGTTGGTCACGATCACAGTTGACGGCACAACCTACCGTTGCTCAAAAAGAGGCTTTGCTGGTGAATATTTCTGGCGTCCAGTGGTTAAAAGAATGCCGAGTTTAGAACTTGGACAAGTTGAGGATTCTGGAAAGATTGGCGTCAAGTTTGGCAACCTGACTTTGTTCAATGACCACCTAGACGCAGATCATCCGTTTGGGTTAAGCCGATACGAAGACTTGGTGCGTTTACCTCGACTTTACGACTGCACGATTCAATGGGGAGAAGACGGTAGAAATTTATTTGATGGGCAGATTTTCCTGCAAACGATCAGCGAAACCGAGATTAGTTTTGCACTGACAGACACTGAATATACGTTAGGTGCGCGACCTTTCACACTGACAGAATCTTTTGCTTTTGTCGAAGGCGTGAGTGTTCCAGGTGGCGGACTGCCAGTTGAAATTACCGCAAACAATCACGGCTTCTCGACGGGCCAAGTGGTCACGTTTGAGAAGATGGATACTTACGGAGCAAACCTAGAATACTCCGGTGTCACTGCTGATAATTATTATTATGTGACAAGAACTGGAGCAAATACGTTTACTTTACAAGACCGTGATTTTATTCAGGTTAGTTCTGGAGTGGGTACGGCTGGAACCTTTACGAGTGACGGAGATACGCATCGAGTTGGAATTCCACTTCGTTTGCCGTTCAGTTGGGGGGTCGTCAACGAACAAACGCCAGTAATCAAAAAGCGAGACGATGAAGTTGCCAATCCTAGCTTGGACTTAGACGCAACGAATGACTCAGACAATCCGATTGAAATCCGAGAGGATGGGGTTTTGATCTACTCCACGAATTCCAATTCAGGTCAGTGGTATGACGCGAGCGGCAACTCAGGCGTTGCTCCAACAGCTAGCACAATAAAACTCAACCGAGCCACCACTGGAGGTGTTTTGTCAATTAGTGGTGTATCCACCAGAGGGACCACCCTGGCTGGATTCTTTAGTTATGTAGCAACTCAGCTTGGGCTGAACCTGGACAATGCACTGCAATGATTAACTCAGGAACCTTCTATACCACTGACACAACCGTTGCGGCTCGGACAATTGTTGAATCACCAGCAGAAATCAGAGAAGGTGTGACTGTAGAAATCACAACATCCGGTGAATTGATTATCCGCTCGGTGACCGTGGCAACGGTAAATTCTGATATTGAAATTTACAGCCCATAAATGGCAATTGCGTCTTCTAGAAATGAGCCACTGCTTGATTTTGCAGCTGATGTTGCCAAAAGCGCAAACATGCTTTTGCAGATTAACGGAACGGATCTGCGACTGATTAATCGAATACAAACAGGCTCTTCTGTTGAAACGGTCAGAAGTCCAGAATTATTGGCGCTACAAGTTCAGCCAGCGTTTCCAATCAAAGAGATAACAAGCGAGTACGAATTCAATACGCCTTATCCTGAAAGCGTAACGTTAGGCCAGGAAAACAAAGTTGTTCGAGTGGATAATCTAACGTACGGAGAAAGCCAAAAGTACGATGCACTTAGCACCAGCGAAGAAAAAGTCCTTCAGTTTTTGAGAGCAATCTTAATTAGTGAAGGTTCACCAATCTCAACTGCCAGAGTTTTCGGAATCAAGAATGATTGGCTTCTAGGCTACCGAGTAACCTGCATTGACGAGCGACAAAGTTTGAAATCTATTATCACAATCACTTCAGTGATTTATTCATTTGATTCAGAAGAAACCACAATCAGCGGACCTTCTGAACTCGATTTCGTAAGAAAAGAATGAAGTTCATTTTTACTAACGCAATCACAAATGTAGCAAGTTCAGCCGGAAGCCTTTCTGCTGATTATGCGGTTTCAAAAACTGAAAACAATTTCCCTAAGCAGCCATACATTGCCAATGCCACAAGTGCAACCGTCACGGTGACTTGTGCTGGCGCAAGTGCAATCTTCGTTTCTTATCTCGCGGAATCGTTGACGATGACGTTTAAAGATTCAGGAGGTTCAACTCTGGGAACCGAAAGCTTTTCGAATAGCTACACACTTTCAGAGGCATATCTGCTGAACGACAGAACCCACTGGAACGAATCGGCTTTTGCAACGTGTCCAGCTTCAACCAATACCGTTGAACTTGCTTTCAGCAATACGACAGACGTCAAAAGCACAATCAACGGATGGGTCACAGGATCTTCAGGCCAGTTGGGGAGATTACAAGCGAGCAGTTCAAATATTTACCATGCGGATTATCCACAAATCAAACTTGGGACGTTTGTGAATTCGGCACAAATCAACCGCATTACTGGTGATGGAACAGGAAGCACAGATTTGCAATTGACAACAGGAGGCAATACGAGCTTTACCGTCACTTCCATGACTTTGCCTGTTGTAGTCAACACCATCCGAGCTGGTGCAGTGCTGGATACCTACAATCCAAGTGTGGGCATGACCGAAGGTAACGATTCAACCGGAATCCAGCAAGAAAGAGATTCAGGCTTGGTCTTTCGCCTGGGCGAGATTCGCAGAAGGTTTGCTGGAAGTGTTCAAGTGCTGGAAGCAGACAGACCAACCGCAACCAAGGTGTTTCGAGGCTTACGAATGCAACCAGTAGCCGCTGAGATTCTCAGCTACCAAACCAGCAGTTCCGTCTTTGGCTCTTTTCTGCAACCTCCTACACTTGCGTACTCTCAACAAGGCTCACAAATTTATGACTACAACTTTGAATTCGTCGAGTTGATATGAGCATTTTAAAAGTCAATGAAGTCCAAGTCTTCAATGGCAACACTATTACGCTGACAGCAACCACAACCGCAGCTTCTGGAGCCGTAACGGTAGGCGGAAACTTGACGGTTTCCGGTGCAATTTCGAGCAGTGACGCAAGCACAACGAGGACAAATCTTGGACTTGGCACAATCGCAACGCAAGCGGCTGATTCGGTAAATATTGACGGAGGTGCAATCGACGCGGTCACGATTGGGACAAACTCAGCCGTCACTGATTTGCGTGTGGATAATTTGAAGCTGGACGCAAACACGATCAGCAGCACAAACACCGATGGCAACATCACCATTGACCCGAACGGGGCAGGCAATGTTGTTGTTGGAAACTTCACTTTTGATGCAGATCAAACCGTAGGCGCAGGACAAGACAATTATGTTTTAACTTATGATGACGCTACTGGACTGATCAGCTTGGAAGCTTCTTCTGGAGGTGGCGGAATCACAACAGGGAAGGCAATCGCTATGGCAATCGTATTCGGATAATTTATGGCAGCACCAAATATCGTTTCAGTTGGTACGATCACAGGAAAAACAGCAGTCCAGGCAATCGGGACAAGTGCCACGGCAATCGTGACCAATTCAGCATCATCGGGCAAGGTTTTCAAGGTCAACACACTGCTCATCGCAAATGTCGATGGCTCTGCGGCTGCGTCAGTCACCGTTGATCTCTACCGATCATCTACGGCTTATCATTTAGTAAAAACCGTACAAGTTTTTGCCGATTCAACCTTGGATGTGCTCAATAAAAGCATTTACTTGGAAGAAGGCGACTCACTACGTCTCACAGCTAGTGCAGCTAGCGACCTGGAAGGAATCTGTTCTTATGAGGAGATCAGCGAATGAGTTTAGCTAGAAATATTGGAAACTTACCAAACGGGGATGATGCTCCAGTTTATGCTTGTAGGGCTTGGGTAAATTTTAGAGGAACTAGTCAATCTGGTACATTGAACACCTCTGGCCCTGTTACTGGTTTGTATACTGCCACGGTTACTGGAGCAACCACTTTTACGATTGAATACAGCAGCACCACTTATACGGTAACTACATCTGGTAATCACGAAGTTGGGGATGGTGAAGGTGTGGATTTAACGATCAGTGGAACGAGTGTAACGGTTGATACTCAGATTCGTGAAAGCGGGAATGTATCTGCAGTGGTTGACAACGGAACAGGTGAGTATACCGTGAATTTTGAGATTCCGATGCCTGATGCGAATTATGTTCTCACATCTTCATCGAATGATTCCAACTCTGACCGAGGATTTCATGTAATTACAATTGATTACGATGAAAGCGGTGTAGGAACCGCACCTAGCACTACATCTGTAAAAATCATAAATAGAGTAGCATCATCGCAAACATTCAGTTCAACTCCATTGGATTGTCTTAATGCGATGGTTGCCATCTTCCGCTAACTCAAAGGATTCAAATGAAACTAGCAATTTTCCCCAATGAAGAAACGATATCTGTTTTAGTACCTGCTCCAAACTGTGGGCTTACGCTAGAGCAGATCTGTGCTAAAGATGTCCCAACCGGAGTCAAGTACAAAATTATTGACAGTTCAGAACTCCCAGCAGACCGAGAATTTCGGAATGCGTGGGACTATGATTTCACTAACAGTTACGATGGAGTAGGAGTGTGATTACGATCAATCTTACAAGAGCCAAAGAGATTAAAAAAGAATCTTTACGACAGGAACGCAAACCTCTGTTAGAAGCGCAAGACGTTGCGTACATGCGAGCCCAGGAAGCTGGTGAAGATACGACTGCCATTGTTGCCGAGAAGCAAAGACTCCGAGATATCACGAACCTGGTAGATCCTTGTACCACTGTTGACGAACTCAAAGCCGTGAGCATCTAATGTCCTACATTGGAAACGTCCCCACTCCCGCAGCATCGGAGACCCGACAGGAATTCACTGCTACTGCATCGCAGACCACGTTCAACACCAGTGGGTACGTCATCGGAAATTTTATTTCCGTTTATTTGAATGGGGTCCGTCTTAGTGCAGGGACCGATTTTACTGCAACGAACGGATACGATGTCGTGTTGACCACAGGAGCAGCAGCAGGGGATTTACTAGCAGTAGAAATGCGGAATACTTTGGCAGACATTGGAGCAGGATTCGCCAGCACTAGCGAGGTCACTGGGACCAATACAACCGGAAGCATTACCACAGGCACAAACTCTCTGACGGTTGCTTCTGGAACAGGCATCAACGTAGGTGATTATGTGGTCGGTGAGGGCATTGCTCCAGGCACTACAGTTTCTGCAATCTCTGGTACATCGGTGACCCTCTCAGGGACGGTAGGCGCAACACTGAGCAGTGACCCTGTTTCGTTTTACACTGCCAACAAAGCACTTAGTCCAGGTCTCGTAGCAGGTCAGCTATGCCGTGCGTGGGTGAATTTTAATGGAACGGGAACAGTCGCAATCCGTGCTGCTTACAATGTATCGAGCATCACTGACAACGGAACAGGTGACTATACCGTGAATTTTGAGATTCCGATGCCTGATGCGAATTATTCAGTATCTGGCGCTTATGAGCCTGATGCAATTATCTTTTCAGGAAATCCGGCGGCTAAAGTAATGAATATACATACTTTTACCACATCTAGTTTTAAGGTTGCTACTGGCTATCAAGCGGGCTCATCTGGGGCTGGAAGACTTGATTATCCACAATTAAATTTTTCTATCTTCCGCTAACCCAAACTAGGCCGAGCCATGCCAGCAGAAGCCACCGGAATAATTGACGTTGTCCAAGAACTTGGAACTTCAGCTTCTGCGTTAGTTTTCTTTGCTTGGCTAATCATTTTTATTCTCAAGCAGCACGATAAAGAAAAGCAGCAATTGCGAGGAGATGCCGAAAAGAAAGATTCCATGATGATGGAAGAACGAAAACTTTATTTAGCGGCTGACGCGAAAAATGATGAAGAGTTACGACAATATATGAAGACGTCAAACTCTGAATTAATGAGTATTATGTCAGCAACAAATGTTGCGATAAAGGACATGACGATTGCCGTCAACAATCTTGGTGACGTTATCAATAGAGAACTGAGGAGATGAAAC